TTGAGCAAAGATGTTGACAAGGTGTCTGAGTCATCAGATAATTTAGGGGCATCAGTTGACCAAATGACAGGAGGAGCTCTTGGGAATTTCAAGAAGTTCACGGGTGGTCTTAAAACTATCGCTCTAGGATTCAAGGGTATTGGAGGAGCTATTGCTGCTAGTGGGATTGGATTGATTGTGGTTACTATCGCAGCGATTACGGCTGCCTTTAAGAGCACTGAGGAAGGTCAGAACAAGTTTGCCAAGCTGATGGGTATGATTGGAGCTGTGACAGGTGTTTTGATTGATAGGATTTCAGAGTTTGGAAGCCTTGTGATTGATGTATTCACGAAGCCAAAAGAGGTGTTAAAGAGTTTCAGAGATTCTATCAAGGAATATGTGACAGACCAAATTGCTCTCGTAGTTGACGGACTTGGGCTTCTAGGCAGTGCAATCAAGAAGGCATTCTCAGGAGACTTCTCAGGTGCTCTTGATGATGCAGGAGCAGGAATGAAGAAACTTCTAGTTGAGACAAATCCTTTGTATCAAGCAACGGTTGCACTTGCAGGAGCAACCAAAGACCTAGTCACTGAGATGACTGAGGAGGCTAGAATGGCAGGCATAATAGCAGACCAAAGAGCAAAGGCTGACAAGTTAGACAGACAGATAGTAGTTGACAGAGCTATCGCAAACAGAGAGAGAGCCAAGCTCCTAGAACAAGCAATTGACAAAGAGAAGTTTTCAGCAAAAGAGAGAATTGAGTTCTTGAAGGAAGCAGGAAGGATTGAAGACGAAATCACTCAAAAGGAGATTGAGGCTGCAGCTTTGAGATTGGAAGCAAAACAAGCAGAGAATGCATTGGGAGGAAGTACAAAGGAAGACCTTGAGGAAGAGGCAAATCTCAAGGCAAACCTGATTAACTTGGAGACTGCAAAACTTACAAAAGCGAAGGAAGTTACTTCTCAAATTATCGCTTTGAATATGGAAGAGGCAGCAAGGCTCAAGGCAATAGATGATGAAAAGAAAGCAAAGGAAGCTGAGGACTTGCTCAAGGAGGAAGAGAGAATCAAAAAAGAAGGGGAGCTATTTGATGCAAGGCTTCAATCAATAAAGGAGAGAAATGAGAAGGAACTAGCAGAGAAGCAAGCAGTTGAAGATGCAAAGAGAGCAATGGAAGATGCTACTCTTGAGCACACAAGAGGAGGGATTGGAATCCTTAAGTCGTTAGCAGGAGAGAGTAAAGCACTTCAAGCAGTTACGTTGATTGCAGAGAATGCTGCTAGTATTGCAGGAATAACAATGGATGCTTCTAGGAGCATAGCAGAGAGAACGGCTGCTCACAATTCAATTCCATTAATGATAGGAGCATTCCCCAATCCTGCGAAAGCTGTGGATGGTATCTCTGCTTTAAAAGACATCGCATCAACCAAATTGTCTGCAGGTATCGGAATAGCCACTTCAGGGATTGCACTTGCAAAGGGATTGAGTGCTCTTGGAGGGTCAGGAGGCTCTTCAGGTGGAACAACTCTTGGAGGAGGTCAATCATCAACCACAACAGCTCCTAGCTTTAACTTAGTAGAAGGGACGGAGAGCAATCAGATTGCTGATAGTATCAACGGACAAGGAAGCAGACCTGTGAAAGCCTACGTAACAAGCGGAGACGTTACAACAGCTCAGGCAGCGGATAGACAAGCCGAGATGAATAGTGGGTTTTAGTGTAACAAAAAACAACAAAATACGTTTATAGAGTATGAAGACATTTGAAGCGAAGTTTAAAAAGGGTGCAAAGGGAGTTTTTGCTATAAGTTTGGTAAAAGACCCTGCCACCACTGAGCACTTCATAGCGATGAGCAAACAAGAGAAGCTCATCACAATGGCAAAAGTTGACGAAGAGCAGAGAGTAGTGATGGGTTTGGTATTACAACCAAATCAGTTAATACCTAGATACAACGAAGAGACACAAGAAGAGTATAATATCGTATTTTCTGAAGAGACTATCAAGGATTTATCTCAGAATTTCTTCAAGTCAAACAGCCAAAAGAACTCAAAACTAGAGCACGACACTCCAATTGAAGATATCACTTTTGTTGAGTCTTGGATTGTTGAGAATTCAGAGATTGACAAATCAGCTAACTTCGGAATGAGTTATCCAAAAGGAAGTTGGGTTGCAACTATGAAAATTGACAATGATGAGATTTGGAATGACTACGTAAAGAGTGGTAAAGTTCAAGGATTTTCAGTTGATGCGTTTGTAGACTTACAGGAGATTAATTTAAAAACAGAGATAAAAATGAACAAGAAACAAAAAAGTATTTTAACAATGCTCAAGGAGATTGTTGCAGGAGCAGATGCTCAAGAAGTAGCGGTTGAGTTAGGTAGTGTAAAATCAGGAGATTTGGATATCCAATTCGAGGGAGAAACCCTTGAGGTTGGAGCTGCAGTCTTCGTAATGCAAGACGAAGAGAAAGTACAACTTCCTGATGGAGATTACACTCTAGAAGATGAGAGTACAATTTCAGTTAAAGACGGAGTAGTTGATGCAATGGGCGAAGCTTCCAAAGAGGAAGAGGAAGCTCCTGCAGGAGACGAAGAGCTTGCTGAAGAGACTGAAGAAGAAGCAAAAGAAGAGGAAATGATGGATGAGCCTCAAGGAAACGGAGAAGAAGAGTTTATGATTGCTGTTAAAGACATCTTAAACGAAGCATTGAGAGAATATGCTGAAGGAATGGACGTTCAATTGTCTGCTTTAAAAGCACAGATTGAAGAGGTTAACGGAAAAAACGTTGAGCTATCTTCTCAGGTGGTTGAGCTTTCAAAAACTCCTGTTGCAGAAGCAATTGTATCTGCTCCAAAACAAGTGAAAATGAGTGGATTGCGTAGTGCAATTGAAAGACACTCAAAATAAACAAGTATTTTAATTAATTAATAATAAATAAATAGTAAACAAATGGCAATAACTAGTAATTATGCAGGATTTGAAGCAGTTGACATAATGCTTCAAGCACAAAAAGAAGAGGATACCTTAAGATTAGGTCTTATCTCTGTTGTACCAAACGTTGGATACAAATTAAATTTAAGAAACTTAGACGTAACTCTAGGGGTAACTGACTATTCTTGTGGGACTACTCCTGCAACTGATGCAGTATCATACTCTGAGAAAGTACTTACTCTTGACAAGTTCAAGAATGAGTTTGAAATCTGTAAGGAAGACTTCAGACCAACTTGGTCAGGAGACTCAATGGGAGCTTCAGCTTTCAACGACCAAGCACCTGCAGATATCTCAAAGGCAATTGTTGAGAACACTTCAGCAAAATTAGCTCAGTGGTTTGAAGGTCAGATTTGGAACGGAGCAGGAACTGCAGGGACTATGAATGGTCTTGTAACTCAATTCGCAGCAGACTCTGACGTTATCAAAGCAAACAATGGTATCACAGCTATTGGAGCAGCAATCGATTCTACAAACGTATTGGCAGCATTTGACGCAGCTACAGCAGCAATGCCTTACTCTCTAAGACGTAAGTCAGTTAACTTTATCGTATCTCCTGACGTGGCAGATGCTTACACAAAGTTACTTATTGCTAATGGAGCAGCTAATGGATTAGGTGGAGATGCTAACACAGGTCTTGTGTATGGTCGTTACACTATCCAAACCGTGAATGGACTTGCAGATAACACTATCGTTATTTTTGAGAAAGAAAACATCACTCTAGGTCTTGGACTTGCTAATGATTCAGATTCAATCCGCATCAAAGATATGGACGAAGTTGATTTCAGTGGAAACGTTCTTTATAAATCAGTATTTGGAGGAGCAGTTGGATATTCTTACGGAAGTGAGATTGTTTGGTTATTATCTACAACAGCATAATAACAACTTTTAATAGGGGGGTTTAACCGCTCCCCTTTATTTTTTAATTTAATACAAATATAATATATGGCTTGTGATATCAACGTGGGACGTTCTTCAGTGTGCAAGGACGGTCTTGGAGGGACTTCAATGCTATTTCTATATAATGACATTAGTGATGCTTTTACCGTAGTTGATGGAGAAGCAACAGCAATGAACGTGCTTTTAACAGCTGCCTATGCTTTCCCACTTGAGGGAGATGGTAACACGTTAGAGCAATCAATGGTTGGAGATAGAAATACAGGAAGCAGAGTAAACACTCAGACCCTTACAGTAGTACTTAAAAAAATGGACGCAGCAACAAATGCTCAGTTCAACTTATTAGCATCAGGATACCCTCAGGCGGTTGTTGTTGACAGAAATGGAAACTACATCGCTCTAGGACTTGATGATGGAATAGACTTCACGATTGTGGCATCTAGTGGTGGTGCAAAAAGTGACGGGAATTTATATACCTTAACAGGTGTATCAACAACTAAGGATTTAGCTCCTTTATTAGATGCAGCAACAATCACTGCATTTGAAGCGGTTGTTGTTTAAGTTTTAGTTTTAGTTTTTTTTGGTTTGGAAACCCTTACATTCATTTGTGAGGGTTTTCTTTTGTAACATAAAAGCAAGTTTTTGCGTTATAGTAGTATATGATAATCAAAGACAATTCATTCACGCAATTATATACCAAAAGGATAGAATGCGATAACGGACAAGTTGAGAGTGTTGCTTGTGTTGATGCTCTTGAGATGTATGCGTTGACTATAGTTCCTAGATACTACCCAACAGGGGTGTTGTCTCTGAATATAAAAGACACAACCACAGGATTCAATAGCTCCCAAGATGTAAGCTATTCTATCTTAAATGGAGCATTGTCATTGACGTTTAAATTAACAACTACCAAGGAAACTAGATATCAGTTAACCCTATCAGAGGGCACTGAGATTGTTTACAGAGGCATCGCAATAGCAACTACTCAAGACACTCAAGAATATCAGTTGACAAAGGATAAATACTATTACTAATGGATATTAAACTAATTACATTATCAAGCTATGTGAGACCTGAGGTGGTTGAACACAAGTCTAAAGATTGGGTTTTAAACGGCGAAAATCAGTCGTATTATAGCTATATAATAGACCGAAATAATGGCTCTCCGACTAATGCTAGTATCAACAGAAGTTATGCTACTCTTATCTATGGTAAAGGCTTAGGATTTACTAATAAGGTTAGTGATTCAGTTGTTAATGATTGGGCTTCTTTGCACACGATATTAAGACCTCGTGAGCTACGCAATATGGTTACAGATTATCAGGTGTTTGGAGAGTTCTCATTCCAAGTTGTTGAGAATAGAGATGGCTCATTGCACTCATTGACTCACTTACCAAAGCAGATGATTGCTCCTAGCATTGCTGATGATGACGGGCAGATAAAAAACTATTGGTATTCTAGGGATTGGAGCAATATCAAGAAGGAAAAGAATACACCTAAGGCATTCAAGGCTTTTGGAGATGGTAAAGCAGGTACTTCAATATACGTTGCAAAGCCTTATTCAATTGGAGATGAGTATTTTGGAAGCCCTGACTATTCAGCGGGATTGCAATATGCTGAGATGGAGGAAGAAATATCTAATATGAATGTATCTTCTATCAAGAATGGACTATCTGCAGGGTATATAATCAACATACCAAACGGAGACAATTACACAGATGAGGAGAAGAGAGAGTTTGAGGCTCAAGTGAAACGTAAACTTACGACT